ATCGCAGCAATTTAATTATGACCCCATCAGAATACCTAGCTACTAATCCTACGGCTGAAGAACACAGCTACAACTATCTTCTGATCCCAGCAGAACTGCGGGACTCAATGCTAGCAAAACAGGACACCTTGACTACGCACAATCACATCAGCCCAGTGCTGTTGATTGACGGACGCTACGGTGCTTGCTGTGACCTTTACACAGAGGTCGGCGTAGGCGGTATCTACCACGAACTGTGGGAGATGCTTGACCAAGCTAAACTGGAAGAATGCGAAGTCGTAGACAAAGCTGCATTCCTGGCACTACTACCACCTGACCCAGAAATTGAAGAAGTATGATGCACGACCTTATCTACAAATCAACCATAGGGACAGGTGGCTTTATCGCTACTATCGAACTCGGTCAAATTAACGAACTTCTAGGGCTAGTTGTGGGTCTTGCTACTCTAGTCTATATGACTGCCTCAGCAGTCAAGGTAATCAAGGAACTCATAAATAAAGATTAATATGACACCAGAACTGATAGCAATGCTAGGAGGCGGCGTAAGCGGCTTTGTGATGAAAATGATAGCGGCACAGGCCGACAATCAGGCTCGTCTCTTTGAGCGTATGATTGCCCGTCAGACAATAGCGGACGAATCAGCGGACAAGGCAGCAGCTCGTGGTGGTGTCTATATGCGTCGAGTTATTACATTTTCTGTCATCTTTGCCATTGTTCTGGCGCCATTCGTTTTTGCATTTACTGGCATAGGTGTCAGCATTCAGACAGAATCAAAAGGCTTTCTAGGGCTATTCAAACACTTAGAATGGTCCACTGTCCAAGGTTTTGTGATCCTACCGGAGATCCGCCAGACAGCTTTAGCCATCGTAGGGTTCTACTTTGGCTCGTCTCAAGTTAAATGAGTCGCTTTGTAAACGAGCTTAATGCTCGGATATCAAAGCAAATGCGCGGCAAGAAGTTTACACGCGTTGCGATACTTGATGACGACTTGTGCTACCAGTCAGACATCGCCGGTGATGTCATCGTGCCGCTCGGCTTCGCATCAGATGGCGCCAGCGTGCCACGATTCTTGTGGTCCATGTTTCCACCCTTCGGCAGATACCTGGAGGCGGCGATCGTGCATGACTGGTTCTGCGTGACGCGTGCAGTGGACAGCGTTACGGCGGCCAAAGTCTTTCGCGAAGCAATGGAAGTCTGCGGCATTGGCAAGTGGCGGCGTCGAAATATGTATTGGGCAGTTAGACTCAGCGGTCCAAAGTTCCAAAAAACGGACAAACATGGACAGTAGGCCCGGCGCAAAATGGAATATTTACTATATACCAAGCACTTACAGAATCACGCTCGACACTTTTTGGAGTCGAACAATGGGACCAAACATACGCCAATAAGGCTATATTTTTTTTAGTGGTAAAAATATTAAAGTGGACAGAAGTGGACACTAAATCAAAGTCTAAAAATAAGTCGTTGACTATCATGCACTTAAGAAACTATGTTCGACTCTCCTATGCTCCACCAAGGGTTTTTTTATAAATTAAAATATCCCATAAGTCGTTGATTATTAGTGTTATCTGGGAAAGTTGAAAAAACGGGATTTGTCCAATTATGTTGACTTTAAGTGCAAAAGTGGACAAAAGTGGACAAATGGAAAAGGCCCCATCGTTCCGAAACTACGACAAATCCAAGCGCGCGAATCCGTATGGCTGGGATTATTATCTGCATGGCAAGCGGATGCGCGTGACATTCAAGACCAAGGCCGAGAAGACTGCTTACCATAAAGAGTTTACCCGCAAGTGGTATGGCGACCGCGATGCGCTGCTGAACTTTGATGCGATTGAATACCGACGCGTGCAGTCGCTGATCCATTCGGCCGGATCGATCAATGCAATAGAGAGTGCGGTGCGCATCCACCGTGACGAACTGAGCCAGCACCAGCTCCGACTCTCCGATGCCATTGCCATGCGTGTGCAGGATGTGGTGCGCCGGGGCATTAATCCATACCGAGACGAGCTGCACTGCAAACGTATCCTGGAACACTTTGGCGACATTAAGCTTGAGGAGTTTAAGCCACTGGAGGTCTCGCGCTGGGTCAATGGCCTGCCATATAATTACATTACCAAGAAGGGCCACTTGAAGGCGCTGAATGCCTGCATCAATTGCGCAGTGCGTTATGGTAAGCTAAACCATAACCCGATCCAGTCCGTGACACTAGAGCGCAGTCGGGTCGAGATCACTGAGCGCGACATCGTGGAGCCTAGAGACTTGCACCGGCTACTGCTGGGCGTTGCATACGAGTCTAAGGATCGTCCATTTGCTGCGGTCTTAGCTTTGCTATTCTTTACTGGTATGCGCGTATCGCTGCTGGCACCAGGGACGGACAAGCGCAAGCGGGGCGAATACATCACCGCTGACATGATCAATGCCAAGCGGCGCGAGATACACATACCGGCACGGGTCACCAAGACGCAGCGCTCACTACTCATCTCCGAATCAAATCACATCAAGCACCTCTGGCCGTTCTTAGAGGGTGTGGACTTGCAGACGCCAATTGGCCAGACGACGTTTAACGATCAGCGCGCAGAATACTGCGAGCGCTACGGCGTGCAGTGGTCGCCAAACTTGCACCGGCGATCGTGCGCGTCTTACTATGCGGCGCTGTGGGGCAAATCAATGGCGGCCGAGCTGCTGGGCAATAGTCCAGACATGATCGCCAGTAATTACCAGACTGGTACATTTAAAGAGAAGGCCGAAAAGTACTTTGGTAACGACTTGGACCACTTGGATGACGGTGGACACACTGCGGCCAAACGTTAATCAAAGATCGCGGCAAATATTCGCCAGGCGGTGGATCATCTCTCTGATGTCGTCATTGGCTAGTGCTGCTTGCTCGATGTCAAACAAGCACTCTTTAGTGCTCGCCAATGATTTGCGGGTGGACTTCCCGGCAGATGGGCATTGGCCAGGTCTCAAGAAGTCGCCATCTTTAATAATAGACTTAAACACACCACGCTGAAACTCAAACTCTGCTGGCGTGTGATCTAGTAAATATGCGGAGAGTAATTCTCGCGCGGCCTTTTCATCGAACAATACGGAGATGGCGCCGACTGTTTCTTTAGTCACCATGCGGCTGCCATTAAGGATACGCGACACTTGAGCGGGCGAGATGCCAGCGATATCGGAGAGCATCTTAGAATTGATGCGACTACTGTCCGTTAGCAATCTTAAGAGTTTCTGTGCGAAGTGATTCAACTTCTTATTAATATATTAAAAAAATACGCAAAATAAGTGATTATCTTATTGACGATAAGTAAATTTATTACCAGTTTGGAATTTAATGGAACAAATCAATATAACTAAGGAGAACCTCGATAGTCTAAAAAAATTAAGTCAGATGACTGGTGATGCCAGTATTGATAAACTGGTCGGCATTGCGATCAGTGCATTGATTGATGGTGCAGAAAACGGTGCGCTTTATCATTTGATCAATCAGGACGGCGACTAGGGTCGATGTCTTGCGCTATGTAGCGTGGGATCTCATTGCGAAGCACCAGCTCCATGATCTTGTTGCGACTGCGGTCGCACCGCTTAGCTAGTTTCTCGATGTCTCGTATGAGCTTTTTATCGATAGCGATGGTAGTGACTTGTATGTTGGCTGCTCTTTGATTTGGCATATATAGGGTTGGTTATTTATTGATTGAGATGCATGGGTACATCATTTTGTAGAGTAGAAGCCTATTACACCTATAATGTAAGTCAATTTAATTAATACTATTAATTTTACTACAGTAAAAAAGACTAAGTAAAAATACACCCAACACGCTAGTGAATACCGGGTGACCAGGTAATTGTCTGGCGTTTATTTATTTTAAAAAAAACTGCGAATCTGAAATATAAAATTTGACATAGGTGTATTGCACCTACAACGTTTCAATATGAATCAATTAATTAAAAATACATTATGTTTTATCTTAGCCGGCACTTACTCGGCCCTTGCAGCGTATATCGCGTTCAACTTTTTAGTCTAGGTGTATCGCACCTAACACAATAAAAATACAACTAAAACATACAATGACCATTAAAGAAGTAATCAGAGACGCCGAGGAGCAGATCGAATACATACTCGATCAACTCGAAACCAGCCACAACGTGCGAGCCTACAGCATCCGCATTACATCAAACCGAGGCGAAGATGCTGAAGTGATGATTACGGAGGACCACAGTGGCGGCCGCAATTAATTAACCTGGGCGTAACTTACTAAAACATAAAACAACTAACTATGATTAATCTACAATCTATTACACAAGGCGCACGGCTACGCGCGCCACGTATCATATTACTCGGCGTCGAGAAGATCGGCAAGAGCACCTTCGCAGCAGGATCAGCTAAGCCGATCTTTCTGCCAGTTCGCCAAGAAGAGGGCATAGACTCACTCGACGTGGCAAAATTTCCCACTCTCAAATCTTTCGCTGAGGTACGTGAAGCACTCAGCACACTGGCCAAAGAGGACCACGACTTTAAGACTGTGGTGATCGACAGCGCCAGCGCATTGGAGCCGGTGATCTACAGCGATGTCTGCCAGACTGAAAAGGCAACAAGCATCGAGAAGGTCGGCGGCGGCTACGGTAAGGGCTACACTGAAGCACTCAGCCGGTGGCGCGAGCTGATGCAGGCGCTCGACTATCTTCGCGAAGCTAAAGGCATGGCCAGCGTGATCATCGGCCACGTTAAGGTGAAGCGCTTCGACGATCCACTCAACGAGTCTTATGACCAGTTTCAGTTCGACGTGAACGACAAGGCAAGCGCAGCAATGTTTCGCTGGGCCGATTTCATCGGCTTCGCGAACACTAAAACCTTCGTCAAAAAGGAGCAATCTGGATTTGGCGCAGAAAAGGGTAAGGCAATCGATGCCGGCGCGGGTCAGCGTTATTTGTTCTGCCAAAAGTCGCCTGCTTTTCCAGCCGGTGGCCGTGGACCCTATGGCAAGTTACCAGATGACATTCCACTTGATTGGAAAACTTTCTCCGATGCGGTCGCCACTGTGTCTAAATAATCACCATCACTAACACTAATAATAAAATATACTATGAGCATATTTGGAACAACAGGCTTTGATGCCACTAAAATCGAAGTCAACGACAATGACTTTTCACCACTCGCGCCAGGCAAATATAACGTTATCATCAGCGATGCCAGCGTTAAGCAAACCAAGTCAGGCACTGGTCAGTATCTATCAATTCAGTTTACAGTAACTGGCGAGCAAGGACGTGATCGCCGGGTATGGACCAACTTGAATCTGGTCAACCCAAACCCAGTCGCAGTCGAGATCGCTCAGAAGGATCTGGCCAACATCTGCACAGCCGCAGGAATCAAGGGCTTGCTAACTGATGAGCAGCAACTACTCGGCAAGGCACTCGCCATCAAGGTGGCAGTCGATGGCGACCGCAACAACGTTAAAGGATACAGCGCAGTCGGAGCCATTACCCCTACAGCTCCAAGTGCGCCAACCATGACTACCACCCAAATACTAGAGCCTGCAATCGCTTCATCTGACGATGACATGCCTTGGGGCTAGGGTGTATCGCACCTAACACGTTAAGGCGGCAGGTCCGAACCCTGCCGCTTTAATACCACCTAATTAATTAATCAATACAATGACACTATTGATCACACTCACACTCTTTGCAGTTCTCTTAATAATTGGCCACCGCAGAGCCGTAAGAAGGGCAAACTACTGGCAAGCGGTCAAAGCATGGTGCCGCGTGGATAATACGAAAACTAAAGGGCGCCACAATGGATAAGACTAGCGCGCAGCCATCACCCGATAAGGTCCACGCCGAGCGCGAGGAGCAGACAATAGCAGCCACCACTCACATCAACCCCAGAGCAGCCAAGCGTTGCTGGACACCTCAAGAGGCGAGGGCGTTCAACGCTTGGGATAAATAACCACCAACCAAACGCACAATGGAATCATCACTATTTAAACCATCCTCACACACCGTACTCACGCGCGGTCTAAACGCCATGACCAGAGCATGCGAAGCCCAGGAGACTCTTATCGAAGTTATCAAGGCTGAACTGGCTGAGACTAAACAGCGCTGCGATGAGCTGGTCGCACGCAACGCCAAATTGGAAGAGCGCCACATCATCAACCAAAACTAGGCGCCGGCGAAGGACATTTTTAAAAACATACTACATGCTAACACCACGACCATACCAGAAGGAAGCGCTCGACACACTCGACAAGCATCTGCGCTCTGGTAAAGGGACATCTCCATGCATTGCCATTCCCACCGGTGGCGGCAAGTCACTGGTGATTGCGATGGCGATTCAACGCTGGCGGGCCAATCATCCTGGGCTACGGGTCTGCGTGCTCCAGCACCGCAAGGAATTGGTGCAGCAAAACTCCGAAGAGTTTCAAGGTATTGCACCAGACTGCGCGGTCGGGATCTATGCGGCCGCACTCAAGCGACGCGACACCGAGCACAACGTCATCTATGCTAGCATTGACAGCATTTATAATAAGTCTGGCGAGCTGGAGCCATTTGATGTGATCATCGTGGACGAGGCGCACCGGATACCACTCAAGGGCGAAGGCAAGTATCGCAAATTTATCGACGGCTGCAAGCGCTGGAATCCCAAGATGGTCGTAGTCGGCGTGACCGCGACACCGTATCGGATGGAAGGACCCATCTGCCACCGTGACCACGTATTGCAGGAATTGATCTACAACTCGAACGTATCGAAGCTGATCGACGACGGCTTCTTGAGTAAACTGCGCACACGGTGCAGTGACTACCAGCCAGACTTGTCGAAGGTGCGCAAGGCGTCAGGCGACTACGTGGCCAAGGCACTCTCAGAGCAACTCGACAAAGAGGAAGTGGTCAGCCAGGCAGTCAAGGAACTTGTGGCGATCATTAATGCCGAGAAGCGCAAGAGCGTCGTGATCTTTGCGATCGACATCAGCCACTGCAAACACATCAGCGACGAGCTGCTCAAGTATGGCATAAAGGCGCCACGCGTGACCGCCAAGACTGCCGCAGGTGAGCGTGAACGCATCGTCGCAGAATTTAAGAAAGGCCGCTACCGTGTGCTGGTAAACGTCAACGTGTACACTGAGGGATTCAACGCCAAGCAGGTCGATTGCGTGGCACTGCTGCGGCCAACACTCTCAAAGGGTCTTTATGTGCAAATGGTCGGCCGTGGGCTGAGACTCCACCCTGGTAAGACTGACTGCCTAGTTCTGGACTTTTCACACTGCATCGAGGAGCACGGACCAATCGACGCACCGGACGACCGCGAGGTGCGCATCCGTAAATGCGACGACTGCGCGGATTCATTCAGCTACTTACTCGGCAAATGCCCAAACTGTGGGTGGGAAATTCCAATTGGAGAGAAGCGCCAAGTGGGTGAGGAGTTGGAGCGCGAGCGCCGGCTGCACGAAGTCAAGGCCACTGCGCGTGACATTCTAAGCAAGCCAGAGTGGGTGGACGTGAGCGGCGTGAAGTGCCACCTGCGCAAGCAACCCGGCAAGCCAGATGCGCTGCGGGTGCAATACCGCTGTGGCGTGCGTAGCGTGTCTGAGGTAATCCACTTGGACGACACCGATACCGTGAAGCGCAACACTGCCAAGCATTGGTGGAATCGCTTGCAACTCGGACCGATGCCGAGCGTCGAGCATGCGCTCGAAGATATGTTCCTCTGCGATACGATCAAGGCACGCATCTCAAAACTACTGGTGGCACTCACCGGCGAACGCTTGGTAATCCACGACTACGAGACGAACACAGATAAATCCAGCTTTAACAGCTCTCACGCCAACTGCACCTCATATGGTGAAGTGGCGATCACACACTAACATATCAAACCACATAACCGATATACTAAATACAACAATATGAAAGCACTTACAAATGCGATGCTTTCCGAATCACCAAACAACAAAGCCCAGTAGGGCGCATATCAACTGTTCCAAAATGGAACAACCCACCAACTATTTCCAAAATGGAAACAACTGAATAATTATGAACGAACCAACACACATCACATCCGACGAAATCTCCAGCTCTCTGGCATTTGCAAATAAGATTGCAGACGACATTGAATCAAAAGACGGCTTTTATCTTATGGCCCGTAAATTAGTCTCGGCTGGGATAGAAAACGGATTGATTACTCCACCAACAATGAGAGGCAAGCAGCACAACCTCGAAGGCCGCAAGGAGATCGTCGCTAAAATTATCGAGGAAAAAGCTGCCGGCAAGACACACATACAAGCAGCCGCAATGTATGGAATTACCGTGCGCACTTTTTATAAATGGAAGTCAGATTTAACTTGAACTAGGTGTATCATACCTCACACATACTTAACATGGAATCTAATAAAGTAACAACAAGTCAGGTCGCCGATCTCAAGAAACAAGTCGCTGCACTAGAGGAGCAGCTCGAAAAGAAAACTCAACTGGTCGATGAGATCATCAACCGCGTCATCAATTACACCTCACATAATGAAAAATCCGAAATTAACAGCGAAACAACAGCAAGTCTTAGACTGCTATATGGAGCTTGGCTCAAAGAGAGCCGTGGAACGTCAGCTAGGGGTCAGCGAGAAGTCAGTGCGGGCCGCTTTAAAGGGATGTGAGAACAAAGGCCAAGCGCCGTGGCTCACGCCGGCAATCCTGCCAGAGCACATGAAGATGGTGAAGACCACCGTGCAGTATGACGCACAGGGTCAACCAATCCAAGAATGGAAGCGACTGGTGCCAGGCGCCGAAGACTTGGAGGCGTTTGTCGATTCACTCTGCGAGCGTGTCAAAGGTAAGGCCACCGTTAAGGTCAAGCGACCGACCAAGGGAGATAACAAGGACATTCTGGCTGAGATGTCGGTGTATGATTCGCACATTGGCATGTATGCCAGCAAGGCCGAGACCAATGACTCGGACTACGACTGCGACATCGCGGCCAAGCGGATGGTCGAGACGGCACAAGCACTGGCGGGCCGCTTCAACAAACCTGGGCGCATTATCGTGACCTTTGGCGGCGACATCATGCACAGTGACAGCCGCAACAATCAGACCGAGAAGTCCGGCAACGTGCTGGACGTCGATTCGCGCTTTCACCGTGTGGTCGATTACGCGGTTAAGGCATGCTACGACGTGGTGCAGATTGCCGCACAGGTGGCGCCGAAGGTCGATGTCGTGATCGTCGAGGGCAACCATGACTGGCACTCCTGCGTCTGGCTGACTCGCGTGCTGTCGGCGTTCTACGCAAACTGTAAAAACGTCAATGTGATTGAGCAATCGTCAAGTCGCAAGGTGATGACGCACGGCAACAATCTGCTGGTGTGGACGCACGGCGACGGTGCAGCGATGGCGCAATGGCCACAAATCATCGCGGCCGAGTTCGCAGCGAAGTGGGGGCAGACCAAGTTTAGGCACCTAAAGATGGGCCACATCCATCACAAGAAGAAGAATCAACCGATGCGCGTGATCTCCGAAACCAAGAACGGCTGGGAGGAACATCGTGGCCTGCTGGTCGAATACCTGCCGGCGCTCTGCTCCACAGATGCATGGCACGCTGAAAAGGGCTTTATCGGCAGCATGAAGGGCGCGAGCGGCTTTGAATACCACAAGGAACATGGCTTGATTACTCGTTTTTATCAACACGTTTAACTCGGGTGGACCGACTTAAAGCCATTGGTAACGGCCAAGTTCCGCAGTGTGCAGCAGTGGCATTCAATATTCTCTCAGAAGGACTAATCTAAAGGTGATATACATGACGCTTATACTAGCACTTATAATGGTTGAATCCAACGGAAACGACTTTGAGGTCGGCGACAACGGCGCGGCATTTGGGTGTCTCCAGATGCATGCAGCCTACGTCCAAGACGCAGCGGAATACGCTGGCAAGGATTGGGTGCATGAAGATGCCTTCCAGCGCGACGTAGCTATACAGATCTTTATAGCTTACATGGCTCGTTATGCAACCGAAGACCGCTTGGGCAGACCACCCACTACCGAAGACATAGCGCGCATCCATAATGGTGGACCCAATGGCTACAAGAAATCAGCGACCGACAAATACTGGCAAAGGGCAAATTCGTTAATGTGCAGCAGTGGCATTTAACGCTCTCAGAAGGATGTCGGGTAAAATTAGATTTATCCGACAAAACATTAATCAAGGTGTAGCGCACCTAACATAAACAAAATAAGAAACATATGAATAATAACACACAAATAATTGGAATGGTCGGGCCGAAAGGTGTCGGCAAGACCACCTTCGCAAAGGATGTCGCCAAACAGTTTGACGATAGCGTGCATGTCGAAATCTTGAGCTTTGCCGAGCCGCTCCGGGCGATGGCTGAAGCTATGGGCGTCGAAGCGGATGCATTGACCGACCAAGCACTTAAGCATGGGGTGATCCAAGGTCTGGGCGTCACTCCACGGCGTCTGCTACAGACACTTGGCACGCAGTGGGGCCGTAGATACATCAGCCAAGATGTCTGGCTGTGGGCGATGCAGCGCCAAATCGAACGTGTGGCCAGGCAGGACAAGCCGACCATCATTTTGATCGATGACTGCCGCTTTCAAAATGAGGCGCACTGGATCTTAGGTCAGAAGGGCATGCTGTTTGAGATCCACCGTGGTAACGTCATATACACTGGCGAGCATGAGAGCGAAATGCCGATGCCATCGGGAATCCAGCAGGCAATGTACAAGGCTCACTTGAACCCAGAAAACTACGACCTGCTGCTGCACAACACTATCTACTTAATCAAATATAAATCAAAATGCTAACGGACGCACTACACTACGCCACGCAAGGTTGGCACATCTTTCCACTACAGACCGGCGGCAAAGCGCCTATGGTCGCTGGTGGATTCAAACAAGCAACCGTTGACGCGGCGCAAATCACCGCATGGTGGACCGCTAACCCGACCGCAAACATTGGAATCTCACTAGATAATTCTGGGCTGTGCGTG